TGTTGTAAACCAGGAGCCTATAGTCCCTGATGCTCAAAAAGTATGATTTTCTATAAATTATACAACTATAACATTGTATCCAATAAATACAGAATTACAACATCCTATTTCTGTCATCGATTCAGTAATAGCGTCCTTATAAGAAATATTATAATCTACATTAAAATCTGGCATCTCTTCTTTATTAAGATAGGGGAAATATTCAACATCCGTCTTTTGTTTTATCTTATGTGTGTCAATCATTTCACCAATTCTGGCATGGGGATATTTAATATTGTAATAATATCTTCTAACACATGGTGGAAATTGAGGATTGATTGCCTTCCCCCATCTTTCTTCTTTTGAAGCACAAACTGATCTGTTGTTGTCTTCTACAATAAAAATACAAGGAAGGTCAAATCCATCAACATAGCGAGCCGCTTCAAACAGATGGCCAGAATCCTCAGTTCCATCACCAATAAAACACCATACTTTTTGAAAAGAATGTTTACGTTTTAAAGCCAAGGCAATTCCAGCAGCAATTGCCGGGGTTCCACCTATAATTGACGAAGTAAAGAAATTGCGTTTTCTATCATAAATAAACATACTTCTTCCATTAAGAATTCTATCTTTCAATATTTGAGGAGAAATGCCAGCAAGAAGAGCATGATAATGATTCCTATGATTTGATATTACATAATCTCCTTCTTTTATTTCTTTAAATATTTCTATCAATTGGTTTTCATTGCCTCCAGAAAGATGAAAGAGAAATGGAAGTTTGTGATCTTTATAAAGCTGAACAATTTCATTTTCAAAACCAATAAGAGATTCTTTAGAAAAATAATTCATTATTTGCCTAACATCGATTTATATGGCTTATTAAATTGTGCAACATTCGACATATTGCGATTAAACAAGAACTCTTTTAACATCTCACGATTTCTCTCCATATCTTCTGAAGTTACGGTAGATAATTTGTGAACAAATGGACGATGAACATCTCTTGCAAGAGCTTGATTATAATATATCCACTCATTGTTAATTATTGTTATTCCATATTTTTCAGAGTTATTATAAAAATCGGAGCCAGGTGTTGGAGTAAAAGAAGTCAAAGTCACCACATCTGGTTGTGTTTTTTCTAAGAACTTAATCATATGGCTTGCCGATTCAGATGTTTCTCCTGGTAATCCGGTCATGATAAATATGCGAACTTTAAAACCTTTATCTCTTAAGATTTTCATGGCATTTATATTATGTTTAACAGTTGTTCCTTTTGCTGTCAATTCTAGAACTTTTTCTTCTGCCGCTTCAACGCCAATTCCAACTTCCCTACAACCACTATTCCAAAGTAAATCAGCAGTTTCTTCATTTACATGATCAGCCCTCATTGAGCATCTATAGTTTATTCCTGCTTTATAAAGAATTGTTGCCAATTCCTTGAACCTATTATTATTGAGGGTGAAACAATCATCTTGAAATCTAATTTCCGAAACATTGTATTCTTTTTTAAGTAATTCGATTTCTTCTTTTACTGTTTCAGTATTGCGATATCTGACTTTTCTTTTGTGTAGTTGTGGAGAAGCACAAAATGCACAATTAAAAGGACAGCCTCTACTTGCCATTAAGGTTGCAGAATTGCCGGGATTAAAGATCGTTCCAGAAAAAGTATTTCCTGGCTTAAAGTAAAATTCTCTGTTAAGAAATTCTCTAGCAGGTATAGGAATTTCATCTGGTTTTAAAAGTCCTTCTTGTGTAATTATTTTTTTGACAGGTTTGTTGCCAGTTGATTCCAAGTATTCTATAGCTTTTTTAAATGTATATTCACCTTCTCCTCTAAGGATCATGTCTATAGGCACATTGTCTATATCTTGTTGCCATATTTCTGAAGATATAGAATCAAAATGCGGACCCCCTACAATAACAATTCCGTTGTATAAATTCTTAATTTCTTGTGCTACTATTAATAACAATGGGTAAGTAGGAGTGCAAGAAGAAATCGCATAAACATCTGCTTTTGGTATTTCTTTTTCATGAGCCATATCTAACAACTGTAAATCACAATTAAGTTGTTTTGCCGCTGCCATTACAGATAACAATCCAAGTGGCGGATCAGAATATTGATCGACAACCCAAGGCACATTCAATTTAATAAACAAAACTTTCATAGAGAGCTTTCTAACCGATTTTTCGCCTAGCAATAGGAGGAGACAACTTTTTATGACGGCGGTCATCCATTAAGTAATCAAGCACATAAATACTATTGATATTATTCATAAACTTAAGATAGTATTTTTTAGAAAATAAAAGAGCATCGATAGCTTTCCGGAAGTTATGTTTATCTGCTGTTTCTGAACATATTAGTGGTATTTTATACTTATCAAAATCTAATGTTTGTAGTATATTTAAATCTTTTCCTTCTGTATGAATACAAATAAATGTGGGAAACGGATCAAAATAATTTTGTATTAAGTCGTTGATTTTATATAATTTAACCTCAAGACATGAAGGATATCCTTTCCACTTATAATCGGAAAGATAACTTCCTGCTCCACGTCTACCGTGTCTCTTTAAAATTGCCGTTTTTTCTTCTGTCCAGCCAACTGCGCCTTCTATTACTATGTCTTCTGGGCGGTTTTGTTTAATTAATTGTATCAATTCAGACAATGGTTCAATTAAAACTCCTCTACAGCCATATTTGTAAAATAAATAGGTGTTGTTCCATATAATTGGATGGTTTACACCAATTTCTAGATAGGTGACTTTTTGTGGATCAATTGTTCCACCAAAACAATTTAAAATCATTAAATCTTGGAGGCATTGCGCATAACTTTCGGGATGAGTCAACATATCCTATATAGTAAAATTACAACTTATTCTACTTTATCCAGAGGCGGCGAAAAACCCCTACATTCCGAAGGAATGTTTGCTCTGTGAGCGAGGAAGTGAGCGTAGCGAATGAACAGAACAAACCTCTTTAGGGTAGGGGTAATTGACTATTTCTGCGGTTCTCGTTTAAGAAAAATAAAGGACGGTGACGTATTGTGTATGGCCTCTGAAAAAATACCAGTCAATTCTTGTGATTTCTTTGGATAATATGCATGGAAATTCGTTAATAATTCCATCATGGTTTTTGGGTTTAAAGCAATGTGAGTTATACCCAAATTTGGGTAATCATCGTAACCCACAAACACCACGGGAATATTTTGTTGGTTTACAGTAATTTTTAATTGTTCAAACGGTCTTTCTAAAATAAAGGGGGTAATGGAATACACTATTGGGATAAAACCCTCAATAGCCATACCAGCAGCAACAGCAACTAATGATTGTTCACAAGTTCCGAGATTAATTAATCTATTTGGAAATTTCTTTTTGAAACTGTTAAGTCCAGATTCATAATCTCCAATTAATACAAATATTCTTTCTTCTTTTTCAGCAAGTTCAACAATAACTCTTCCAAATTCATTTCTCATAATTTTCTCCAAGGTCTGAATATATTTCCCGAAATTGCTCTTCGGTTGGAAATTTTCCATGCCAAGAAGCTGGATCTTTTTCCATTATCTTAGCTCCCTTGCCCTTTATTGTGTGTGCTATGATAGCATTGCATTTATTGTGTTCAAGACCATTATAGGCTTCTAGAAGTTCATTGTGTGAATGGCCATTTACGTTTTTAACATAACAACCAAAAGATCTAAGTTTTTCTTCTAAATTTCCAAGCGATAATATATCGTCAACACAACCAGAACCTTGATAATTATTTTTGTCAATAATGACAATTAAATTGTCCAATTTGTGTTGAGAAGCAATTAGCAAAGATTCCCATGTTGTTCCTTCTTGACATTCTGCCTCTCCTAATAAAACAAATATTCTTCCTTGTTTATTCTGTAATTTCTTGGCAAGAGCCATACCAGTTCCAAATGGTAAACTCAGTCCTAAACTTCCACTGGTGCAAAAAATTCCATTAGAACAATCCATAAAAGGATGATCATTTATTTGTGGATCATATCCACAATCTTGAAGAAGTGGGTAAAGTGCTAAGACTGCATGACCCTTGCCTAAAAGAAATTTGTCATTTATTTGAAGAATTTTCTTGTATAAAGTCACCAATATCTCCACACAGGAAAATGTTCCACCAAAGTGATAACCATGACCTTTTCTGGCTAAATCGCAAATTTGAATTCTTAAAATTCTTGCTCTTTCAATTAATTCTTGCATATCACTTCCTAGTAAACTTTAAATATTTGTTTGGATCTTCAGGATACTGTTTTTTTCTTGGAGTTTCTTCTGACAAAAATCCTAAATTATTCATAAATTTCTCGAACATAATAGGATTATAACGCTTGTATTCTTCTTCTGATATTAAATTGTTTCCCCAAACCTTTCCACTGTGAATCTCTGAATAAATATATTTGAATCTTCTTAAGACTAGTGGGGGGCACGGAAAAATAATATCATATTCTGAACCCTCACAATCTATTTTCATTATTATATCGTCCACGCTATCAGCAATATATTTTTTAATAAATTCTTCTAACGAAATACAGCAAACAACATCACCAACAATGTCTTCGGAAATTTGAAAATCTGTTTGCTTGGAATTTTCAAAAGGAAGTTGCACATATGCTCTTTCTAGCCCAGGCTTTGATATAGCCACATTTATCGGTATAATATTGTGGAATGAACTGATGTTAGAAATAAGTTTATTGTAGTTATCCTTTTGTGGCTCAATAGAAAAAACTTGTTTGGCTCCATTGAGAGCCGCAAAAATAGAAAAATATCCTACATTACTGCCTATGTCTATTATTATACTTTCTTTTAATTCATTGCCAAATGCTTTATAATTGTTTAGCAAAAATATTTCGTTAAATAATGACGGATATTCTTCTTGTGGTTTTGTCAATTTTAGCAAGGATAGTTCTCCTTAAGTCAAAATAGTAACCCCATTTTAAGAAAATAAGAAAAATTATACCATATACTATATTAATTTCATGGATAAATATCAAGTTAGCAGTAGATCATCAATAGGAAAAACTTATCGAAATCTTTTGTTCGAGATATTGATGAATTGTAAGTTTAAAAATGTCTTAGAGATAGGTTGTTTAAGAGGTTATTCATCTTGTGCTTTTTTTGAAGCTCTTAATCAAGGAGCGGATTTTAATTACACTATTTGCGATCCAGCACCACGAATGGATGTTAAATTATTTGATTTGTGCAGAAAGAAAGATTCCATTAACCTTATAAAAAAACCATCATTAGAAATCATTGAACCAGGATACGATTTCATATTTATAGATGGCGATCATTCCATAAATTATGTGCCATTAGAATTAATGAGATTAGTCGATGTAAATGCCGAGACAATGCTTGCTCATGACACTTATATAGAAAATCCAAAATATAAAGGACCTCCTTTATACAGATATTTCTTTTCTAAACATAAAGAATACTATTATGTGGATCATAGTACATTTAGACCCAACGAAGAAAAAGAAAAATGTGGTATTTCTTTTTTTACAAAAAACAAAGAAACATTTAATTTAGTTAAACCTTTGTTTGAAAAATTAGTGTAATATGGGGAATATTAACATCCGTATTAGTTCAATTTCCAAAGATCAGTTAATCTTCGAACACCTTTAAAGTCCTAACCAAATTACTATATTACTCTATTAAACTATGACAGAAGTAAAAGGATATTAAACCATGACAGAAGTAAAAGGTTTATTAGTTTTTTATGTTGATGTTGGAAATTTACCTCCAAATGTAGCAAAAGAATTCGTTAAAAAAATAGAACAACAATTACAACATGGTAGTGATGATTTACCCGAAGAACGAAAATGGATTGTTCCTAAAGATGTTGGGATGTTTTTTGTTCCGGTGCGAGACAAGAAGAGTAAAATTGAATATATTAGTTTCAAGAGAATTACATCTGATGTCAAGAAACAGGTTGACAATCTTAAAAATAAATTCTCTGAATTTTATATGTGCTGCGGACAGCAAACCTCTACACCTACTGATGCTTGACCTGTGAGCGTAGAGAGTGATGCGAACTAGATCAAGCCCTTGTGGTGGAGGATAAATGCCCGAAAGAAAATGGTATAAAATTAAATTGTATGAAGACCACAGAGAGAAAAACTAAAAAAAAACCAATAAAATTAATATTAAAAAACCATCAATCAATAGGGGATGTCTGCATGCTTGCTTATGCTCTAAAGGCATTGCATGAAAACTATCCAGACCGATTTGTAACGGGCGTGGATACTCCTTGTAATGCAATTTTTGAAGGCAATCCATATGTCACAGATTTAAATATTGAAGATCCATCAGTTAAAGTAATAGACATGGATTATCCAACTATTCATCAATCAAACCAGAGACCCTATCATTTTGTAAATGCTTTTGTTAAAGATTTGGAAACAAAATTAGCTTATCTGTCAATTAAACTAGAGCCTACAGAATGGTCAGGAGCTATTTATATTACCGAGGATGAACAAGGATGGTATTCCCAAGTACATGAAATATTAGGATACGATCCGCCTTACATCTGTCTCAATTGTGGTACAAAATGGGATTATTTAGCTAAAGCTTGGGATCATAGTAGGTGGCAAGAAATCATTAATAGATTTCCTGAAGTAACCTTTGTTCAAATTGGAGCCAAAGAACACAATCATCCTACAATGGAAGGCAAAAATTTAATAAACCTAATTGGCAAAACAGATTTGCGTCAACTAATCAGATTGATTTGGCATAGTTGGGGAGTCATTACACCAATTAGCGCCCCTATGCATTTAGCTTATGCTATTCCACCTCACCCGAGATACAACAGAAAAAGTAGAGCATGTATTGTTATAGCAGGTGGTAGGGAACCAAATCATTGGCAAGCAGCAGCAAATCAACAATTTATCCATACGTGCGGAATGCTGGATTGTTCAGATGAAGGAGGGTGTTGGAAAAGCAGAATCAAGCCACTATATTTGGAAAAAAATGATGAAAAAGATGAAAGTTTATGCATTTACCCAGTTGAATTGTCAGGTCAATGGATTGGACGGTGCATGGATATGATTTCTGCTGATGAGGTCTGTTTACTTATTAAAAAATATATGGACAATTTAGATTATAAAGAAGAGAAACCATAAAAATGAAAATCGGTATTTTTTCTAAATTTGATATAAGCGGTGGCTCAGAAATGAGATGTATTGAATTAGCTAATTCAATACGACAATATACAAAACATCGATCAACTATTTTCTGTATGGGCAAAATGGCTGATCGACTCAAAGCATTAGTAAACAAAGATGTTTCTGTTCATCAACATGCATTCAATAAACTTGAACGATTGTATGATTTAGATTGCCTTATTGTAGTGAACACTGATTCTCGCCTATTCACAACCCTGGATTTCTGGACAGGGAAAAGTGAGAAACATCAAACTTTTGTAGATTTAACAAAAATTAAACAAATGATTTTTCTTTTTAATTTTTTAGTTTCTCCATCCAAACATCTGTCCGAATTAGAACAATATTGCCCCAACCTAAAAATAATTACAACGAATACTAAGTTCTTTCAAGAAATAGGAAGAAAATATGGCAATATCATTCACATTCCAAGAATTATACTCGAATCACCAATTAACCCAGAAAGAGTCAATTCATCAAAAATCCCATCAGATAAAATTAGAATAGGCTGTCTCTCTAAACCAGTTCATGATAAATGGAATAATGATTGGTACAAATTAATTGAACATGTAAACAGCGCAATCAGTAATATCCAATGGCGATTCCTTGGTTGTCCGCAATCCTTACAAGATAGTCTTACTTTTGAAAATATTGAATTTAATAAAGAATTTGCTATTCCTGTTAAAGATTTTTTAGAAAATTTAGATATTTTTGTGTACTTCCCCTCATTTAAAAGAGAAGAACCTTGGTCTAGATCAGTTGCCGAAGGTTTATTGAGTGGATGTCCTGTGATTACAACTAATAGAGGTGGAAATATTGATCAGATTGTTCATGGAAATAATGGTTTTATATGTACTAATTTAGAAGAGTTTCAAAAGTTTGTTGTTTTCCTTTGTCAGAATCAACATGTGTTAAAAACAATGAAAAAGATATGCTTAAATAGATCTCAATACTTTACATCTCCTCAAATAATTAAAAGATTAATGGATTTCATACAATGGTAACATTTATTCATGGCAAACGATACTGGACAGGTCAAAAAATGTGGGATGGTAAAATTACCACCCCAGTTAAAACAAATTATAAAATCTCCATTTGTACAACTTGTATGGATCGATTAAATGATTTAAGTCTTACTCTACCCTTCAATATAGAACATAAAGCATACCCGTCCGTAGAATTTATTTTATTAGATTATAATAGTCATAAAGATGATGTTGGTAAATGGGTAAAAGAAAAAATGTCCGAGTATATTGAAAGCGGACTTTTAACCTATTATCGCACAGGAGAACCAAAGTATTATACTATGGCGCATTCTAGAAATGTTGCGTTTAATTTGGCTTCTGGCGATATTATATTAAATGTAGATGCAGATAATTTCATCCAACCAAGAGATAAAGTAATTACACAATCATTTTGTGAATATGTTAATATATTGGCTAATCAATCAGGAGGAGAAAAAGCTATTTTTGCAAAAGGCAAAAGAATGATGCATGGACGATTGGGATTTTTCAAAAAAGAGTTTATATCAATCGGGGGTTTTGATGAAAAAATGTGTGGATACGGCTATGATGATATTGATTTAATGCGGAGGGCGTGGGCGCTGGGATTTACCCTTTATTGGTTTGGTGGTCTTTATGTAGATAGAATTAAAACCTCAAATTCAATGAAAGGTGAAAATATGCAGAATAGGAATTGGAGAAAAACAGAATGGTGTAATCAACAAATGGGTTACGCTAATCTAGATGCAGGAATATTTGTAAGTAACCAAGGAACTACTTGGGCTAAATGTCATGTTACTAAGAATTTTAAAGAAGAAATGGATATAGCAATATCATGAAAAATGTAATGATCGCTAATTTTAATAAAAAATCACATACTAAACTTGATGATCTAATCACAATTCTTAAAGCTCAATTGGAAAACAGCCTCGAATTAAACTGGAAACCAGAAGATATTTACATCCTTAGTAATTTTACTTTTGAATACAATGGAATCAAAGCAGTAGAAATAAATCTAAATGATCATTGCTTAACTGGTAGTAAGATGTTTGGTGTTCAGTGGATTATAAAACAAAATATTGACAATGTTTATTGGGCGCATGATTTAGATTGTTGGCAAGGAGAAGAATTTGAATGCCCCGAATTCAAAGATGTGGGTCTTGCCGAATATAGCCTGCCAAAATTTAATGGTGGAAGTGTCTTCTGGAGAAATACCGCTAAAGATATAGTAGACACCATTGTTGAATATATTGAAAAACATAAATCCCCCAAAGAAGAACCAGTTCTTAATAAAATTTTAAAATCTGACCAATATAAGTCCAGAGTTACAGTCCTCAACACCACTTATAACATCGGTTGCTCTGGATTTGTCAAAAGATGGCAAAGAGCAATTAAACCCATCCGTGCTTCTCATTTTCATCCAACTAACAGAATAGCATGGGAAACTCATGCTCTGGATAGAAATAAATTAGGTAAAAAATCTATTTCAGATCGTCTTGAAAAATTAATAAGAAAATTTTACCCAAAGTTGGCTACCGAAGTGGTTTACAAGTAGCATCACATCCAATCTCTAAATGTACTTGGATCTAATCTACTAATATAATCTAATGCTGCTTTAAGTTCTTTAGCATGATAAGACCCCACACTATCCTTCCCCTGAGAATTATAGCGAACAATCATGTCATTTAATTTATCTTCATTTTCTTCTATCCATTGTTTTAATTGAGATAAATTAACTTTGGTTAATCTAGATAAAAATTTTCCTAGATTCCCAGGATGTGTTTCCTTGTCTAACATCGCCCACATGCGCTCTATGTTCTTTTTATTGCCATATGTCCCCTGATAACTCTCAAAAACATGACTGCGGTTATCAGGGTCAGGAGCATCTTCATATACACTTAATATGTCCATCCATCCCATTTGCCCAGCTAAAATAATAAATTGCTCCTTCGCTAAATAGTATGGATCATATGACACATTAGCATGCTGTATTTTTGCTAGTTTTATAGCAGTCTCTTTGATGAGTGGTTCTAACTCCTTATTGGCATAACCACCAATTCTCATCTTTGCAAACTTTTGATTTCTTCTTTTAGGATTGCGAGTTTTGTAAATTTTTCCACGAGTTAGCATAAGTGGATTTTTATGCCTAAACATCTCTATTAGTTTTATTGCATTTCTGGTTTTAATAGCTGATTGTGGATGATCAATCACCATTTTTGCGCAGGCATGAGGATCAGAAAAATCTTCTCCCTCAATTTCTGCGCCTCGTAAATCAAAATGCGTTGCATTTCCACCACCACTTACAAAATCATTCCATACATCAGGAGATAGCATTCGCTGCTCATTTTCTTCATCATTATCGCTTGGAGGTGCTAATGCCCTTTTTGGCACATCAAATCCAAATTTTGTCTTTAATGTCATAGCATCAGCAAACTGAATCTGATATGGAGTCATTCTTTTATTGCCACCTCTATTGGAATGAGTATCAGAAGAATTATACCATCCACCTTGAGCACCATTTGGACCAACATTAGTTGGCACTGTTCCTAGTAATAAATAAGCAACGTCTCTGGGATCTATAATTTGTTTCTTTTTCCAAGCAGAAATAATTTGGTCTGCTCTTTTCTGTTCATTAGATCCAGACATTACATCGTAGTCATGTTGCCCAAATATCGCACCACCTGCACCTACTCCAGTTAAAAAAGGATTAGGTGCAATGGGATCTAGAAAAATTCTTTCTTTTTTCTCATCTAAACCATTTATCACCCAGTATGGCGTCATGTTGAGAGCATAATCTGCTGCTTTATCCCCAACAGATACATCCTCAAAGTTACTTATAGAAGAAGAACCCGGAGTATCTGACCAATCATAATACCAACCCTCTGAAACATCATGTTTTATATCAGAAAAACGTATTAACCATACATCATGATGTTTTTTAATTAAATTGCCTAAATTACGAGCTTCTAACCATGATAAAAAATTCATAATTCCTCCAATGCCCGTCTTAAATTTTTAACAAAATCTTGATCATTGTTTGGATTTAAATTAAAAGATTCATGGATAAATTTAATATTTCTATCTGTCATCTCTTTTCCTTTAAAACGAATTAAAATTAATTCTTTCTCGCCAGTTCTATGGGCAAACACAGCTTTGGTTGGATAGGAATTAGCACCATAACTATTCCATTGTTCCATTGCCATTCCTGAAAAATCTAAGGTTGGTTCATTGCAAAATACTGTAAATACCCCACGGAAAAACATACCATCAAAAGCTAAAATCACCCACCGTTTTAACTCTCCAACTTTTATCGCCTTTTCATAAATTATTTTCTTACAATAATTTAAATTTCTAAAATCATGCCCAACTTCATTATAAGCAGATCGCAAATCTGTCTGCCATGGTGGAATTTCTCTGCTATAATATATTGGTTGTTCCACCTTTGTGCCAAAACCATGATGTTGTAAATAATCATATGCAGCATTAATAAGTTTCGCTTTTCGTGAATCATGAATTATATCTGGATGATATTTCAACAATAATTTTCGTGTTGATAATTTTATCTCTTCTTCTGTTGCTCCTCGTTGTAAGTCTAATGTCCGCAAAGCATCCTCTAAAGAATTGATGAGACCAATTGACTCTAACCATGATCTAAAGTTCAACTTTCCGATTCCCCCGACCCTTTGTCTGCATTCGGTGGCACTACATCATCAAAATTATCATCAGCAGCCTTTGCAAGAGGTAAATCCTTACCACCACCCTCTAATCTGTTAATCAAAGATTTTAAATCCTCATCATCATTCTCCTCTGCTAATCCCTTCAAGAAATCCATTAAAGAATCTCTATAACGATTCCAGACCGTTTTAAACAATTCTTGCACATTCTGGGCCTCTGCTGGATCACCTGCCTCATCCGCCAACCCCTCCCGTATCCTAATATATTTTTCAAAACTTCTCATATTTTTATTGACTCCTGTATAACTATAATTATATTTAGTAAATTTTTGTTTAAAAATTCAACATAAGTTAATATATAAGGTTAAGCATAATCCTAGGAGTTTAAAAATATGAAACGAAAGCTGATTAACTTTGATGTGTTTGATAGGATTCAAAAAGATTCCTTGTCAGCGGCAGAAACTGAGCTTAAAGGAGCACAATCAGTTCTAGCCGATACATTGGATATAGAAAACACAAACCTCCGCTGCTTCGGATCAGAAAACGTTCTTTATGAAACATCGGATGGCACTTTTATCCATGCTAACTATTCAATTAAAAATGAAAATATAACATTTGATAATATTGAACAGATAGTCATTGATGAAGATACAGAAAAAATGAAATCAAAAGAAATCCTGGGAAACCTCCTGGATTCTCTCTTAGACGAAGAAAAGAAAGAACAAGCCAATGTCCTGTTTAATGATTACCTGTCCCTTCCCTCCACAAAACGAGTATTTAAAGAAAATTTTGCAAAAAAAAGAAGTAAGGACAAGCATTTTGTAGAAACTAATAATGTTAATGAAATGCTAGAATTTGGTATCCGACAAGGCAGAGGAGTAGTCAAAGAATGGTCGGCATTAGCAAAGAATGTTCTTGATTATGTTAATTTCAAGACAAATCAGCAAGTTCTAACCGATACTCAAGTAAAACGTGATGAAAAAGGAAATGTGGTAGCCGTACAAATCCCAACTATTGAAACTGCTAACCAAAAGAAACTACTGCAATTGCAATATGACCATATGCTTGATACCGATGTAGAAGTTAAACGTTGGGCCGCTAAATCACTTTCCGAAAATGCTAAATTCTGCAAAGCAGTTAATGAACTTAGACGACATAATGCTCTCTCTGATGCTAATGGACTCGAAGAAGCTTTAGAAAATGTAGTTAGCAACTGGCCACAAGTTCTTTATCTCACTCAATCCGAACTCGCTGGTCAAATCAAGGAAGGCTTAGATTCCCTCCATGCCGCAAATTATGATGACCAAACCTGTGAATTTATGGCTGAAGGCATTCTAAGAACCGCTCAAGAAATCTACACAGACTCCGTAGAAAAAATAGTAAAACTCGCTGGAACAAAACTCTGCGAAGAATGCGATCAATATGTGGCATTCCAAGAAATTGTAAATAAATTCTACCCGGCAGTTGATGAAAATTTCATGAGAGAAATGACCGTTTATTCAGATCTTTATGAAACTCTAAGAAAAGTATATGAAGCCACAACTGAAAATTATATTAAGGTCACAACCGCAGGACACCTTAATGAATTAGCTTCCGTTCTACAAAAAGAAGTAGAACCAGATCTTAAAATCGTTAAAGAAGCAATGAACTGGTTGATACACCTTGTCGAAACAAATATCGGCGGTGGGCCATGGACCGTTTCTAATAAACCACACCAAACTGTTTCTGGTGATCATCCAGCTATGACCCAAAAAGCAAAACAAACCTACTCACCAGCATCCGATGCTTCCGGTGATTGGGGAGATGTTGCTCCTGTAAGCGATGGTAAAAACTATAAAGGCGGATTAGCAGATGAGATGAGAAATCGTGGTTGGGGCAACTGGTCTAATAACGATGTCTATCCAGAATTGAAAAACCCATATGTTCCTAAACCATTTGGCGATTACACTGGAACAGAAAAGGGTGTAGATAAAGTAGCCGATGCTACAGCACAATGGTCGTCTGGAGATACTTGGCCCGCCTTGCAAAACCCCTACGTTCCAAAAGCAGAAACCCCTGAAACTTACAAAATGAACGCAGGGGCTGAAGAAGACCTTATTGTAGATAAATAATTTTTATGAATAATTGTGGAATTTATACTATTGAGAATGTTGTAAATGGTAAAAGATACCATGGTTCTACAAATAACTGGAATCGTAGGAAGCATGCTCATTTACACCAACTCAAAAATGGCACTCATAAAAACAAACATTTGCAAAGAGCATGGGTGAAATATGGGGAAAATAATTTTAAATTTATTTGGGAAATGGATGTATTAGAACCATATTTGCTTTTTGTTGAGCAAATATATCTTAATAATAATAAAGATGGATATAACATTAATCTAAATGCCTCTAAACCACCTTCACCTAAAGGAAAAAAGATTACCGAGGAGCACAGAAAAAATCTTAGTTTATCGCATAAAGGAAAAAAGATTACCGAGGAGCACAGAAAAAATCTTAGTTTATCGCATAAAGGGAAGCCACAAACTAAAGAGTCTAATGTTAAGAGATCTGAATCTCTTAAAGGAAAAAAAAGACCGCAAGATGTTGTTGATAAATATATTGAATCTAGAAGAAATGGGAAAGGATGGACTTATAAACATACTGAGGAAACCAAAAATAAACTGAGATCTTATAAACCATCTGATGAGACTAAAAGAAAAATAAGTGAATCTATGAAACTTCATAGAAAAAATAAAATAAGCAAGTCATTAAAATTACATTTTGGTTTACTCAAGGAGTCCCAATGATTTTACTTACAGAACATGGTATCCCCGGAACAAGCTATAAAGATGTGCTAATCTGCGATGGTGGTTATGGAGTCCTTAATGAAATGGATCTCCATGAATCCACCGATCAAGGTGTAAAATTAGTAAAATTTAAAGGCAAGTTCCAAGAAGCTGATATTGTTAACAAAAACAAAAGAATGTACCCACATGTTGTCCTTGACTCTAATGTTAAACGATTACAAGAAGTTATCGATGTAGGAGGTCTCATAGGGGAATGCGACCATCCTATTGATAGCATAATTCATTTTGCTAACGCTTCACATAAAGTCAATAAATTATGGTGGGAAGGAAATACCCTAATGGGCGAAGGCGTTATCCTCGATACGCCTATGGGAAAATTACTTAAGTCGCTCATTAATTGTAATGTACGAATTGGAATAAGTAGCAGAGGCGTAGGAAATGGAAAAGTGAATGAAGATGGAATACTAGTGATTGGGGAAAGTTATCGACTCATTACGTTCGATGCAGTCGCTGACCCAAGCACTTCGGCTGCGTTTCAAGAAAAAATAGTAGGAAAAGAGGAATCAATTTATGATAATCCTCCAAAAAACGAAAGTTGCAGCATAAATAGAATAAGCAATGAACTAATTCTTGCTTGCTTAAGTGGAACGATTAAAGAACAAATAAATAACTATAAAGAGAGGATAAGCTCATGAAAGTTCTGGAAGCCCTTACTAAATTATTGCCTGAAAAACAGGCACAAGAAATCATGCCAACCGTTGAGGCTATGCTTGATGAGGCAAAGCAAGAGCTTGATAAAGAATATAACAAAAATCTAGAAGAAGCTTATGCTGAACTAGCCAATGAAATGAAAACGGCGGAAACAACCGCTGAGCAAGGCTACCAAGAAGCTTATTCTATTATTCAAGATCTTCGCAGCCGACTCGATACCCAACAGTCTGAATTTGCATCGTCCATGGATGAAGGCTATGAAGAAGCATACCAAATGCTTATAGCCGAACGTGCTAAAAATGAAAAACTCGAAGTCGAAATTTATGAAGAATACGACAAGAAGCTCGCTGAAATGAGAGAATATATGATCGATAAGATCGATGAATTTCTCAACGTAAAAGGAAAAGATATTTATGAACAGGCCCGACGTGAGTTGCTTAATGACCCCACAGTAGCTGAACATAAAGTCGCTATGGATAAAGTCGTAAATATACTCTCCGACTATATCAGCCAAGAAGATTATACACTTGCTGCAAGTAGCAAACTAGAAGAAGCTATTAAAACCCTTGAGGAACTTCGAAATAAACAACGTATCCTTGAAGCGAGAAATATTAGATTATCATCCGAAAATAAAAAGCTCAATGAGAACGTTCGTAATCTCAATGAAGCAGTACAGAATAAAAATGGTAAAACCATTACCGAAGAAAGAAAAGAAAGAGTAGAAACATCTAAGAATGCAACGGGGAGAGGACAAAAAATTGTCGAGGATGTCAAAGTTATTGCGGAACATAACGAAGAACTCGATGACAAACAACCAGCCTCCGATGAACTCCGACAAATGAGAGTCCTCGCAGGTATTGAAACAAGGAAATAATACAAAGGTTATAAAATATTATGAATGATAGATTTCTAAATGAAGCTGCTCAACTTGAAAACCTTTGGGGCGAGCTTGGAATGCTACAAGGGATCAAAGATCCATATGTCCGATCCTGCACAGCCGTTCTACTCGAAAACCAAAGACTCATTAATGAAGTATCCACCGATACTTCAGATATCGCCCAATTCAAGCGTATTTCAATTCCATTGGTACGCAGAATTTATCCGCAGTTGATCGCCAATAAAGTAGTGTCCGTACAACCACTACTTGGCCCAACTGGTCTAGTATACTACCTGCGATTCCGATACTCCACCAATAAAGGTGCCGTTCGTGGTGCAGATAATAACGCTGGATTTCCGGCAGATGATGTTAACTCTCTACAACAGTTGGCAAGCGGTGACGCTAACCTATACGTCTACTACAGCCACCAGTTCATAGAGAATGAAACAAGTTCAACCGATACAGGTGCAGACGTTACCTCAGTGTTCGCCCCACTGGAACATACCCCAGTAATCGGCGGAACCCTAACAGGTACAGTATATGATGGTGCCGTTGCTATCCAAACATTAACTTCAACTTCTGGCAGTACCGCACTTACCTTCGCTGCAATTGGTGTACTAGCAGCCGTCCACGTTGATAGCGGTACTATTAACGTCACAACCGGTGAAATTACACTCACCTGGGATGCAGGCGGTGGGGCTCCCGGACCAAACCATATTATCACCTCCTATGAATATAATATGGAATGCAACCAAGACCTGCCCGAAATTAACCTGGTTATCGAGTCGGAAGAAATTGCCGCAAAAACCAGAAAGTTAAAGGCAGTTTGGTCATACGAAGCTCAACAAGACCTTCGCAGCCAACATAACTTGGACGCCGAGGCTGAGTTGACCGCAGTTCTAGCTCAGGAAATTAACCTCGAAATCGACCGTGAAATTCTGAACGACCTGCGCACCAATGCTGGCACAGTAACCGCTTGGGACTTCGCTACTGCACTCGGTGATACCATTAAGGAAAAGTATGAAGCCCTCTACGTAAAAGTAGTTGAAGTTTCAAACGTAGTTCACCGAAAGACTCTGCGTGGTGGATGCAACTGGATTGTAACTTCACCTGAAGTTTCAAGCATATTTGAAACAGCTACAGCCGGTTTTGCTCCAGCACCTTCAGAGACCTTTACTTCCTCATTGGGCATCCAATATGTAGGAACAGTAAATGCTCGTTGGCGGTTATATAAGGATCCATTGTTCCCAACCAACCAAATGTTGATGGGATACAAGGGTGATTCGTATATGGACAGCGGATATTTCTACTGCCCCTATGTTCCACTGACGCAAACTCCTGTTGTATTGGATCCTGAAAGTTTCTGCCCAAGAAAAGGTATATTAACCCGCTACGGGAAGAAGTTGCTTCGTGAAGGTGCTAAATTTTACGCTCGCATGTCGATCGCAAATTTCGTTATATAAGTATAACTAATTTAGTGCCATAAAGCATGAAATGAGTTAAGTCCTTAATGGATAAGGACTTATGAATATAAAAACCCTGCTGAATAAAAATCAGCAGGGTTTTTTATTTGTTTTATATTTATATTTATAGTTTCACATGGAGCAAATACCTGCTCCATGTGAAATTTTTATATTGACAGGGATATATAATATTGTTAGAATACAACAAAGGAAATTTTATATGATATTAGACAAAGATACTTTTGAAAGAACTGGAGAAATATTTGAAACTGCCAGAAAGAGAACTAAAATAGTATGTCAATGTGATTATTGTGGAGGTGTATTTGACAGAGCAAAACATAATATTGAGCGATCAAGAAAGCATAGTAAAATAGATGCCTGTACTAATTGCACTCAGAAGAAACGAATTGATACTAATAATATAATATTTGGTACAGATAATGCATTTCAAAACAAAGATATAAAAGAGAAAATAAAACAAAAAAATATGGAAATATATGGAGTGCCGAATCCTTTCCAGAATAAACAAGTTCAGGAAAAACAGAAAGCAACATGTCGTAAAAAATATAATGTTGATAATCCTTTTCAAAATGAAGAAATAAAAAAGAAAATTTACAAAACACTTCAAGAAAAGTATGGTGTTTCTAATAACTTCCAACGTCCTGAAATCAGAGATAAGCAGCAAGATACACTTGTGCGGAGGTATGGTGTTAAGCATGCTTTACAGAATGCTATATTTCGCCAAAAGGCAATGGATACGTGCATTGCTAATTTTGGAATATTTCCAGCAAATAATTATGGAAAAACACAAGAAGATATAAAAAATTGGTTGAATTCTTTTGGTTTTAATTTTAAATCTAATCGCTCATTAATTCCTGGTAAGGAAATTGATTTATATGATGCCAATAAAAACATAGCCATAGAATATAGTGGATTACACTGGCATCATGAAAATTCACCAGAACCCAGAGATAAAAATTATCATCATTTTAAATTTCAAGAATGTTTGAAACAGAATATTCAATTATTAACTATTTTTTCTGATGAGTGGGAAATAAGAGAAAAACAATGTAAATCTCATATTAAATCATTACTTGGAATAAATGATGTAAAAATATTTGGAAGACAATGTAAAGTTGAGCAAATTATTAAAGAACAAGGAAGATTATTTTTTAATGAATATCATATTCAAGGCACCAATAAGCTGGGAATTGTGTTTTTTGGATTATTTTATAAAGATGAGCTAATGGGCGTGATGTCTTTAGGCAGACACAATCGTCAGTGTAAAAATATTGTTTTAGATCGTTTGTGTTTCAAAGACGGTGTGCAGGTTTTAGGAGGTGCTAGTAAATTATTTTCACGTTGTGTTGATTGGGCAATAAAAAATGGATTTACAAAAATTATTAGTTTTAGCGATAATCGTTGGAGTATAGGCAAGGTATATAAAGCCATGAATTTTAAGGTTGATAAGGAATATGGTCCCGATTACAGTTACGTTGATATCAAGTCTCCGAGGAAAAGAATTAGTAAGCAAAGTCAAAAGAAAAGTAGTAATGGTTGCCCCGAAGGCATGACAGAACTTCAATGGACCTTGCAAAATGGGTTGTCTAGGATTTGGGATTGTGGTAAAATTAGATGGGTTTACGATATAATAACTTAGGAGGTATTAAATGACTAAAGAAACTGAAATAAGAATGAACAATGGGGGTGCTGGACCGCATGAGTGTGATAATCAAGCAACATCTGGTAAAAACATTCCTGACCCACAATATGTCCCTGATCCAAAAAATATTCCTGAAATAAAAGCAAATGAACAAAATAAAAAATAGTTTACAATCCAAATTCCCAGAAATTGCTGCTCAATGGCATCCAACAAAAAATGGTGATTTGACATCAGATAAAGTAAGTTATGGAAGTCATAAAAAAGTTTGGTGGTGGGATACAAATGGACATGAATGGCAAGCATCAATCCATGGTAGAACAGCCAAAAACAAAAGTGGTTGTCCATATTGTTCTCACCAAAAAGTACATTATGATAACTGTTTATCTACTCTACATCCAGAACTTGCAAAACAATGGCATCCAACCAAAAATGGGGATTTAACACCAAAAGATGTAGTTGGCGGCAAGAAAAAACATTGGTGGGTGGATAAAAAAGGACATGAATGGCAGGCAACAATAGATGATCGCATAAACGGAGGAACAGGTTGTCCATTTTGTGTCAATCATATAGTTTGTAATGATAATTCTCTACAGACATTATATCCTGAAATAGCGAAGCAATGGCATCCAACAAGAAACGGAGACTTAACGCCAGATAAAGTAGTTTTTGGAAGTCATAAGAAGGTATGGTGGTTATGTGGAAAGGAGCATGCATATCTGGCAACAATTAGCAAGCGCACACATGGCAAACGTGGCTGCCCTTTTTGTGCTAATAAAAAAGTTTGTGATGATAATTGTTTACAAACCAAATTTTCTGAAGTGGCAAAAGAGTGGCATCCAACAAAAAACGGTAGATTAACTCCAAAAGATGTATTGCCAGGAAGCCATAAAAAAGTATGGTGGCTATGTAAAAAAGGACATGCATATTGGGCGGCAATTAGCGAGCGAACACATGACAAAGGTTGTTCATATTGTGCTGGTAAAAAAGCATGCTCTGATAATTGTTTGGCTAACTTATTCCCTGAAATAGCAAAAGAATGGCATTCAACACTAAATGGAAATTTAACCACAGATAAAGTATTACCTGGAAGTGATAAAAAACGTTGGTGGCAGTGTTGTAAAAAAGGACATATATATCAGACGACTCCAAATAATCGCACTAACCCTAATACTCGATCTGGTTGTCCCATTTGTTCCGAATCCAAAGGCGAGAAAAAATTAGAAGAGATATTCACAAAACTAAACATTACCTACATAAGACAATACAGACATCCAGAAATAAAAAATATAAAACCATTGCCATTTGATTTTTATTTACCTGATTTTAATTGTCTTGTAGAATTTCATGGACATCAACATTATAAACCAATAAATTGGTCTGGACATATGACCAAAGAGCAAATGGAAGATAATTTAATTGATGTGAAACAAAGAGATAAAATAAAGAGGCATCGTGCCAGAGAATTGAAAATTCCATATCTTGCTATAAATTACAAGCAAATAGATGAGATGGAAGGTATTATTAAATTTTTCATGAATAATAACAGCAAAGGAACATGGTGATTACTTCTTTTATTCAATCTGCCATTAATGTACACGGGGATAAATATAATTATTCCAAGGTTGAGTATAAGAATGCACATACTAATGTCATTATAATTTGTTCTATTCATGGAGAATTTTTACAACGTCCGGATGCTCACATTCATCAGAAGCAAGGTTGTCCAATTTGTGGTTTAGAGAATAGAAAGCATCCTTGGCAGAAAACAACAGACCAATTTATTACACAAGCCAAGAAGAAATGGAATTATGATTACAGTAATACTTTTTATATAAACAAAACAACTAAAATAAAGTATGTTTGTTCCAAGCATGGAATTATAGAGCAATATCCCATTTTACATCTTCGATCTGGTTGTCCTTATTGCAATGGGAGGGGCATTAGTCGCCATTCTTTGGTATCATTTATTGAGATTGCCAACAAGATTCATGAAAACAAATATGATTATTCAAAGACTAAATTTTTGAGGATGAACGATGATGTAATTATTATTTGCCCTATTCACAGTGATTTTGAGCAACGTGCTGGTAATCATATTCATTTAGAGAATGGTTGTCCGCAATGTGCGAGGCAATTAAGGACTTCCAAGGGCGAGAAGGAAATTCTTAATTTTTTTAAAGAACATTATGATAAAGAAATTTTGGAGAATAACAGGGAGATACTTAAGAGTGGCAGAGAAATTGATATATTTATACCTGATTTAAAGCTAGGGATTGAATATCATGGCTTATACTGGCATGTAGAGACTGTAAGGGGGCGAAAATTTCATTACGAGAAGTATAAGGAAGCAAAGGACATTGGTATTTATTTGCTTCAAATTTATAGCAATGAATGGGAAGATAAGAGGGCTATTTTAGAATCTAAATTTTTGAATCTTATTGGAAAATCAAAGAGAATAGGGGCTAGGGAGACTAAGATTGTTGAAATTGACAAACATAGCAAGGATGAGTTTTTAACAAAGAACCACTTACAAGGTTCAGATGCATCTAAATATTGGTATGGATTAATTTATAATGGGGAGTTAGTTTCTTGTATGACATTTGGGGAGAGCAGGTTCAATTGTAGGTTCGATTATGAGTTAATGAGGTTTTGTAATTTATCCGGGTTAGTTGTGGTTGGTGGGGCGGGGAAATTGTTATCAGTTTTTAGAAAGGATCATTCTGGTAGTATTGTAAGTTATGCTGATAAAAGGTATTCGAACGGTAATTTATATAGAAGATTGGGATTCACTTTAGATGGTGAATCGAATCCTAGTTTCACATATGTAAAAATTAGCAATGGGCAGATTTACAATAGAATGAAGTTCCAGAAGCAATATTTGAAGGACATGCCTTATTATTCAGATGATTTAACTGAGTATGAGATAATGCAATTAAACGGGTATGATAGAATTTGGGATGCTGGTCAATTTAGGTTTGCAATTAATGATAGTTCTGTTGGCTTATGAAATTTGAGTTACGGGTGAAATTCCCAGAATTTTGGATACAATGGCAATCTCTGTAGTATAATAGATCGGTGCTTATGGTAGGTTGTCCAATAGATTGTACAATCTTTGCTGAAATATTTTCCATAATTTAGGGTTCTGCCGCCATATTTGTTGGTGCATCTGCATATAATTGGTTAAAGATTTCGCATATTCACCACTGAAATTAAATAATGATCTTAAAACACTTGGTGGTTCAGCAGGAGAACCCCGACGCAGCCATTCCTTAATTTTAGAAATAACTTTTTGCTGGAAATAGGGTGGTAATTGTAGTAGTTCTCTGCGAATGAATTTGGCGAAATTTGCTCCGTAAGCATCAAATTCAACTGGAAGTTTAAAATATCGTGGGTCACTAGTAGCAGCAAGGCGCTGATAATCTGGAGAATTTGGGAACTTTGATTTGGGGTCAATAGCATGTGTTAATTCATGGTGCAATATTTCCCACACAGCATCAGGTTTATTAAGTATTCTATAGTTAATTTCTATACGGTCACCGTTTTTATTGTAAGCTCCATCGGATTTAAGGTGCATTGCATAAATGGGAATTCCATGTCTAATTGATATATAGCCAAGATATTCATTTCCATTGCCGGTAAGAATTTTTCTTATTTTTGGAAGTTTTTTTATGAAGTTTTCAATTTCTGTATTTATCCATTGGGGGGTTTCTAAAAATCGTCGTTCTAGCCATATCCTGAACTCCATAGAGGTATTTAGTCATGTTTAAGAAGATTATCAATTGGTTTTCTGAAATGTTTCATGCATATAGAGGGATGTATCGTTGTTGGAAAGCGAACAGAATTATGGAAAAATTATGTACGAGACCAAGAAAAAAAAGCAACATAGCTTACTCCCTTTCTTGGTTTTTAAAGAATGGTGAATCACTTGTAGGAGAGGAGGATGTTGAATGTACTCCTGATGAGGTAAGAAAGTGGTTCGGTCTTCCAGAAGGGGATCCTGCATGTTTTTGTTATGATGTGAGTCCTGTTCAAGTTCCTATGATTCAAAGCCGTATTAGGCATAAAATTAATTTAGAGCAGTATGATTATTCGTTAGAGTGTTATAATCCATCTTTTTGATTTTCTGTTCTGGGATCAGCGAAGCTGTTTACAAAATTTTCTATATTTGTGACGTACCGCAGGGCAAGCCCGTGCGGCTTCTCTAGTTCATTGACTTCAACTTGCTTACTTTGATACCATTGATTGCCACCAATGTTTCAAAGAAAGTAGAGGTCAAAATCTCCCTAGTCTTAAAATTCCTATCGTCCATAGGTATTTGTTTCGTGGCTTCTTCCTCAATGCAAATTGCTGATTTCCAGTCTCTATCTTTCACAAAACCGCAATCGCATGAGTAAGTCCTGTGACTTAAACTTAATTTCTGCTTATTACCACAATTAGGACAAAGTTGCGTGCTTGGAAAAAACTTACCAACCATTATCGGCGTATGAGATTTGTGCTTCAAATCTCCAATAATCCCACCAATACCAGAAAATTGTATCTTTTTTCCATGAGTCCCAGCGTGCCAAGCATGAATATTCTCGTCTTGAAAGCAAACATACTTATAATTTTTAACAATAGCAGAAACTAATTTGTGTCTAATATCTTTTTTCTTATTTGTAAGATGCCCGTATTCAACTTTTCTTTTTCTTTTGTCTTGTTCTTTCTTTTTAGAGGCAACTCTGTTGCCTCTCATTATTCTACGATCAAGTCTTTTAATTCTTTTGCTTGTCGGAACTTGAAACTCTACTTTGATTCCGTTGCTAAAACTCAATTGTGTTTCACAACCAAAATCTATTCCAATACTCATATTTGGAACAACACTTGTTTCTTTATCCACATAAGTCGTAATGTGTAAGAAGTAATCCTTGCCTTTTCTTACAAGTGTTGAGTTGGCAATATCAGCATTATCAGGAATTTGTTCAAGTCCATTAACTCTCAACCACTTTTTCTTCATGCCTGCTAATTTAATTCTTTTACCATCAAAGTCAAGACGATAAGTTCTTTTGTATTCTCTCAATGGGACTGAATTGATTTCACTTTTGAATTTCAATCGTCCTACTTTATATCCTTGTTTCTTTCTTGATGATAGTGACTTTAGTGAGGTGAATAATCGTTCTTTTATTGCTTGCCGATGTTGAGTTTGTAAGACATTGAATTTTCTATCCTCGTATTCGTCTTTAACTTTGACTGGCACACTTTTTAGTGTGCAATTTGCATCATTAAGATTTTCATTAGACAAGCAGTAATTGTAGAACCATTTTGCTTCTTTGAACAAACTTGATAAATGTTTATGAGCAAAATTTGATAAATGAGAACGATCTATCTTACACTCATAAACTTTACAAGTTTGTGATTGTCGTTTAGCCCTTGTGAGGTTTCTACTTGTTAATCTATCCACACTATTATATAGTGTGATTAAATCATTTTTACAAACAATTCTTAAAAATAATTATTCCCCATCGTGTCGGCTCTTGACCGCAAGGCAAGCCCTCGCTTCGCTCGCCCCTTTCAGGGGTTGCGGTTTGCCGCCGACATTATCACAGATTCCTTGGAAAGGGAACAGATTGTAATGCCGCCCTTTAAAGCCAACAATTCCTCTTCAGTATATTCTTTTGATTCATTTTCATTTGATTTGCTCACTGGGCGGTTATTCCTCTTATTTAATCAAACCATTTAATATATTTTAAGTGCCATTCTGTTCCATTAAAATCTTCTGGAATGAATTGTGGAAAAGGATTGGTAACGGTTTCAATTATAATTCGCCAATCTGTATATTCTGAGACGCTTCTATATGTTTTTAGTGAAAAGTGATCTTCATTTGAATTATAAGGTTGTTTTTCCCCTGTTTTAACATTTAGCCAATACATAGGAAATCTACCACTAATAGACAGTGAACGAATGAATCCTTGTCCTGCTCTGGATTGTTCTCTACCAAACATAATAGATTTTTGTAATGAGTTTTTAAGGAAGAAAACTAATTTTTTCATTAGATTTTGTCCTCGAAACTCTGGGTTGGTATATATAATATTTAATTCATCGAATATTTGGTTATTGATTTCCTTTGTGTTTAATTGAAGATAAGCGACTGGATTATTATTTACAGTTATTGCATAATAATTATTTTTCTTTATTATTTTATGTTGTTCTATATCTCCTATATGGGTTGCATCTGAGAAATTAGGGAATGGCAGATCTGGCATTTCGCCATAACTCAATGTCATTTCTACGAATTCTTTGAATGATACACACATAAAAATATATAGTAATGATTATATTTGAACTTTTTCTTCTGCTTTTAATAATTCTTTTAATTCTTGAATTAGGTTCCAAACTCTTTGTTGGAATTTTCTGAATAAAGTGGGTTTAGTTCGCCATGCTTTTAGAGTAAGTGGTCGCAAAAACATAATATTATCATCGTTATTTTTAAGCCAATTAGTTAGGCGATCAATTATTTTTTGTTTTTCTTTTGAGGTTTGAAAATTTGATTTTACATTATGGTAAAAATGTGAACCTATGGCATCGAATTCCGATAATTCCTTAACATACGTTGTGAATTCAGAATCTGAAAATGCAAGAGTTGGTTTTTTAGTTAATTCTTTATATTTATCGGTAGGACCTTTCCATGTTTTGCTCAATAATTTTTTATCTATTACATGTGAAATTTCGTGTTGAATTTGATTGCTAATTTCTGTGATATTTAAATTTCCTTTGCCATCGGTATCTCCATATGGGATATTTATGCTATTTTTATCTTCGTCATAATAGGCATTTTCAAACTTCCCAATATAAACTTGTATTTTTTTGCTAATGACTGTAATAACTCCCAATCTGAATTTTGATATAAAATTTTTAAATTCCGAAACTTTTTTGAAATTTATGTTATCCATTAGTTGGCGAAATGATGCAATTGTTTTTTCTGGTATTGTGGCAAATCTACTTTCTAGCCAAGTTTTTATATAATATGGGGTGATGACACAACTTGCAGCACAACTCTCCAGTGAATTATATTTAGGATCTAGTTCTAATTCATCAGTTGATTCTTGTTCTGCTGATAAACAATTTTCATAAAAATTTTCTGCTTTGTATTGCCATCCACATTTACATGTTGGCTTATCTCTAAATCGCTCCGAGACAACAAAGGTGTGAGAGCATTTTGGGCATTTAATGGTTAGTTTCATTAAATTATATAGAGTAAAAACTTATATATAACTCCATGGCTTTTCGTCATTGGTTAGAAAGTAATGATTACAGGGGTCTTCATGAGGCTCCTTTATATGATCTTTCTGTAACCTATCCTGAAGATATTTATGGTCCGAATGGAGCAAGATATTATGGACATTTTGGTGGAGACGATGCTATGGATCGTGGTTCTATAGCAACACTTCTTGATTTAGGTGACTTTGGGTGAATTAGAAAAACACGTAGACCATTTTTCCACTGCGCTTTTAGATTATCATCCAGTTGCTTACCTTCCATGATTACTTCATGGAATTCATAATTATTCTTGTCTATAGAAGCAATAATTTCATTGCGTCTGTTCATGTCAATAACATCCTCAAGAACAGCAGTTCCATTTGGTTTTAATAATTTTAGATAATTTTGAAGAAAGAATTTTTGATGCTCTACTGAATGGCTGCCATCGTCAATAATTAAGTCATATCCAACTGGACTAATATCCATGAAATACTTTACAGTGCTTTCTGTGTATGCATTTCGTATATGTAAAGAGATCCTAGAATTTTCAACATCTAGTGGCACATGATTGATGTCTACCCCATCTATCTTTGCATTTGGGAACATTTTTTCCCATTCTTGTAATGAATATCCAAATGCCACACCTATTTCTAGCACTCTTAAAATACGATCAGAAATTGGTCCAAAAACAGGACTATAAATCTCCTTGAAATACCCCAAAGCAAATTTGTCAGTTGTCATTTTTTTACCGCATTTCCCATAAAGTTAACAAATATTGTTATTAATTTCCAAATGAGGACATTTCTCCTGAGCTATTTTCTGCTTTTTAGCCTGTGAACTGGCAGGTGGTTTTACTTTCATAGCTTTCAGAGATTTCAAAAACATTGGAGCAAACAGGGCATTCTATGGTTTTATATAGAGTAATCTTGCTTTTTTTCCCACATTTTGCTACAGTTCAAGTGAGTTTTTTCACTAATTGGGGAGTCTAAAAATGACGAACAAAAAAAAGATTGGGGAAATGTCTGAAGTTGAGTTGTATTTTCTTATTGACGGTATTGGTGGTTTCATCTGGCAAATGAATCATGATATGGCTGATGGTAGAATTCCACAAAAAAATCACCAGGTGATTGATGATGATATAGAGAAGATGCGGCAAACCCAATTGGAGGCAATTCGAGAATTATCCAGAATTGGGATTACTCAGCCTCTTGATGAGCAAGGTCGAGGTACACCAGAATACTGGACTTGGTATCGGACGTGGAGTGCTTGGCACAAAAATAAGATTACTAGTGAAGAATGGAATGTTTTAAATCGACATATGAGTCATGGTTTGACAGCGGAGGAAATCGAGGAGTGTAAGTGTAGGGCTTTTGATTTGCTGTTACCTGAACATTGTGACACATTATTTTCGCACAAATGAGAATTTTTAACAATAATTCTATTTCTACGCCTTGGTTTAATGGACTTTACATGGACAGGGTCTAAATCTTGGTCTAGGTGGTGGCCTTTATGTTTAAGTGGGCACCAGTTTTACTCTAGATCTTGGTCTTTAACTTATTTTCGTTCTTTTAACGGACACGGGGATATATAGTATTGCATCGGAAAAGGAGTAATTATGAGATTTTTAGTAGTTTTAAATGAGGCAGCAAAGAAAGCAGTAGCCGATGGCACAATTAGCAGCGAAGATTTGAATGTGCTTCGACGTGCCAGATTCCATCCGTTTATGATGGCTATTATAAAGAAACAGATTGCGGAAGAAGCAGTAATGTCTGGTGTGTTACCAGTAAGTGCTCTTGGTAGTATGGATGATGTTGATTGGGAAAAGGTATTAAATCTAACGACAGAAATTATTCCATTGGTTATACAACTTATCAACGAACTTTGGCCATTATTTACTTAAATGAAGGAGAAATTTTATGAAGAGATTATTTGCACAGGTTCTTAATGATGCTGCTAATAAAGCATTAGAGGATGGCAAGATCACAAAGGATGATCTACTATTTATTCGACGTGCTAGATTTCATCCATTTGTGATGCAAGTTATAAAGAAGCGCATTACAGAAGAAGCGGTTATGGTTAATGCAGTTGGTGCAGTCAACATCTCTATTGAAGATATTGACTGGCAGACATTATTTGATTTTACTGTGGAGATTATGCCGCTTATTATAGAACTTGTTAAATTTGTTTTTCAGCTTATTTGATTTATGGGAACGAATAAATTAAACCTGGTAACTGCATTATTGCAGGCATGTTTAATCCTTGATAGGATGTCTTTTGCTCAACGGGATTTACGTGATGGAACGCAAGCAATAGAATGTTTACCCACACCATTTAGTAATGAAATATCGGAGAGGATAAGCAATCTGGTTTCTGAGTTGAATGTAGCAATCAGATCCATTTTGGACAAGGAACGGATTGAAATGCAGGAAGAAGCATCTAAATTATTGGAAGAGAAGTAATGTCCCTTTAAAGGAGGGTTAGAAATGAAGTCAAAATCTTGTGTTGTTTTGCTATTGCTCTTATCGCTTCTGTCTAATCAAGCCGATGGTGGTTGGTTTAGGAATCGATCTTCTGGAGTGTGTCCACATTGTTCACAACC